CCAAAGTAGCTGGAACAGTTCTCCGTAGTTGCCGCTGAACTGTTTGTCGAAATCAATCGCGTAACTGTTGCAACTTACACCTTCTAGAAGTGCTTCAATAGTGGACTCATCAAGTTCATCTAGATTATCTGCCACAACCTCAAGCATTCCTCCAAAGCCTACCTCTTCATTCTCATCCTGACCATACAAACGTCCTAACGCTGGAAGCATAACCTTGGCAACCTGCTTCCCTAGCTTGATGCCCTTACGAGCGCCGAACTGTTCAAGCATGTATGTGTTCTCATTGATTGTTACTTTCTTCTGCTCGCGCATAACTATCCCCTTATTAGATTAGAATTCTAGTAGTGACCTTGAGTTGTCTGTTAGGTCGTGCCTCGTGAGGAATTCATAATGGATTTTCCATGTATTAGGAGTGGCGCTCTTTAAGCTGTATTCAAAATTGGGCACACCTTCTAGGTAGGCGTTTCCAGCTTGCACTCCCGTTCCTCTACTCCCCGTATCATGTATCTGTACAAGAAGTTTTCCTGTCTGTTTGAAGCTGTCCTCTGAAGCTATCTTCGTAAGGACGCTGTTGTCTCTATGGGTGTACATCACTCTAAATGTGATAGTACCTGAGTAATCTCTTGTATTAACTCTTGTGGCCTTCCCTCTAATACCCGCCACATGCCTAAAGGTCGGAGAGTTCTTCTCAAAACTTATGAACTTGTCATCCGCAAGACCTTCTATTCTGTAATCATTAATAGTGAGGACGATATCTTTAGGGGAAAATGTGCCTACCTGTAACATAAACTCTCCTTACCCCAATCCAAGCTGTTTTGTCAAAGAGGAAATATAATTAATTGAATCCCAAGTGTCTACGTCGGTATTTCCACCAATAGCGAAAGATACATTTGTGCATCTGATCTGCCATTCTCTTGAGACAATCCCTTTTTCGTACTTAGCTTCCGGGGGCTTCTCTATCCAGCAAAGGCCGCATAAGAACACAGATGTGCCAGAGGAGTCCTTGGCGAATATTGGGAAGATTCCATTCTGGGTAAGATTATCAACCTGTGAGAGAAGGTTTAGGATTTTATTAGAGGGGGAGGTCTGGGAGAGGGATATTGTCAGGGTGTATACCTGATTGGGGACGTGTGTTCGTTCTGTGGTTCCTAATGCACCTACTGAAGTTTCATAGAACTTTTCATCTTTCTTGAGATTGATGAGAGAGTCTTCGCTGAAAGAAGTTACTTCATATATAGCTCCTAGTATCAACGTAACTTCAGAGGGGTCATAAGTTTGCAAAGACATGCTTATACCCTCTTAGGTTGATGGGGCGCGGAAGCGCCCCCTTTATACTGTTATTCTAATTAACCGCCTACGTTTCCACCAAGCTTGTTGATAGCGCTTTCATCTTCAGTGGAGAAACTTCCATTGCCGCCGATAGTATACTTCGGGAACGGCATGCGAACCATCCACTCACGGCCTTCAATAGAACCTCCACCTGCAAAGCTCTGAGTAGGCTCTGATTGGATGTAAGCGTATTCATCAACGTAGAGGGTTGTCCCCGACGTGTCTTTGACAGTCATTGTGAATGTTCCATCCAAAGTCTCTCTGTCCTCATTGAGAAGGAGACTAAATACATCATTAGAATGTGATGTCTGGGATAGTGTCAGAGTGATGTTAAACGCCTTGCTGGGCTGATGTGCGCGATATTCTTCACCACGAGCGCCCACTGTTGGAGTAAATCGTTCAGTAGCTGGTTCAAAGGACACGAATGTGCCCTCTGCAAAGTTTGTTACAATGTGGTTAATGTCATCATTGGAAATGATAACTTCCACAGCATCTGGGGAGAAAGTCTGGAGACCTGCCATTATACCTACCTCTTGTTTGTTGTTGTGTTAAATTGTCAAGGTGCCCTTGATATTTACAAAGTGAACGGCACCTGCCAATGTTGCGGTAAACTCGAAACCACTTGCAACACGGTTGGCACGATCGTTCGGACCGGCCTTTCTTGGATTTGGTACAGTAACTTCAAACCCCGGAATAAGACCTCCAACAGCAACACCTTGGCTAAGAACCTCTGTGATACGTCCTTCAATGATAGTGAATTCAGCTTTTGAGTAGGAAATCTTTTCAGAGTTTACAAGAGTCATGTAAACGCGTTCTCGAATTCGTGCTTCGATCCAATCGGAGAACCGAATAATATCAGCAAACTCTCCATTGACCATACGACCTTCCTGAAAGATAGCACGCCCACCAACATCTGAATAGGTGTTATAACCTTTGCCGTAATCGTACTTGGAACCTTTTAGTACAAGGTCTTGGGTAGTTGTTAGCTTCGACGGCGTTACGCCTGTCACTGTCCGGAACTTCATTGTGGTGCTGCCGGGGTCTTTAGGAGATTGAAGACCAACAATAGCGCACTCGGGGAACTCGTCTACATTCTCTGGGTAGATCAAGAAGGTTCTAAACAACTCCCGTGACTGTAGAATCGAGCCAATATCACCTTCCTCACGGGCATCAAGAGCATCACGTCCTTTGTAAGATGCGGCGTAAAAACGCCCTGTTGACTGTACAACATTTGCCAAAGACTCAATGCCTTCGGGATCATGTGTGTAAGAAGTGACAAAGTAGAAGTCGCTATCAACAAGAGCGATATCGTTGTAGGCGTCTCCCAAGCTTTCGGTAATCTCAATGTCAGTAAGCTGAGTGGTTGTAGTTGCCTGAGAAAATGTCGAGGGGTCTTCTGGAATAATTGTGAACGTATTATCTGTTCCGCTAAACTCGAAAGACCCGCCAATACCCTTGTCAACGAAATCAGAACGCAACCCTTCAATGATATCTTGCTCGGTATCACCGGCAGAGCTTGTATAAGTGAATGTTGATCCGTCTACTTCGATTTCATACGAGGTAGTGTCGGATGCAACAACATCATAATCTACTTTAGTAATAGATTCTGGGTAATGTGTGCCGATCTTAATAACTGTCGGGGATACCTGCTGACCAAAGAACCGAGAGGCCGCGATAAGTTCGGGAGTACCCTCATCAAAATCCGCAGCTACTCCTTCTAAGTTTAAATAACTCCGAACACGTTCTCGCGCACCAATAACACCTTGTGTATTGCCAATGAAAAGGGGTGTGCCAAAACCTTTTCGAGAAACACCTTTGGTCTCCCGTGAAATATTAACTTCTATAATACTTTTAGCTGTCGCCATTATATTCTCCGCCTCTTGATTATTTTGAAACTTTTATGGTATCTGTGTATACCACTTTGGGATCACCAGAAATGTCTTTGTAATTGGCTGTGTATTCGATGGTATCGAACCAATCAATATCTCTTTCGAGCTTGTACCTAGTGAGCATGTTAAGGGTGTAGGAAGCCTTGTTGATATACCCAGTTTCCCTCAACTCGGGACTCCTGCTGACGGAGGTTGTTCCTATTACCGACAAGCCATCATTATAGTAGAAGTCTTCTTGCGTATCTCTCATCTGCAAATAAGCCTGTGTCTCTAAAGCATTTTCATAGCAACTATCCCCGTAGAAGGTTATGGTCGATAGGATTTCAAAGTCTTGTAGAATACTCTCCTTGTACCCGTCATCTGTTTTTAAGTAATGATTGTGGTTTTCATTAATCTTGTTGAGAAGGGTGATCCCGAAAACTCCATAATCTCCTTTCGGCTCAGGCCCACCACCATAATCTGGGATAAACTCCAAAGGTTCTACATACTCCCTTAGTCTTCCGAGGAAAGCGTTTTCAACACCTCTTATGAATGACATTATGAAACGCCTCCCGCGCTCTGCTCTTTACGAACCACCAAGAATTCATAATGATCCTGAACGCCCATTTTGAAAGACTTCCTTTTCTGAACCTCAAATTGGTAGCCATCAATGGTTATCTCATCAGGCGTGAATCCTTTGTCCTCTTCAACAGACCGTAAGAATGTTACAGAGAAGAACCTACGAAGGTCTTTGCTCCTAAATGACTCTGGGAGCATTTCTTTTTCGTACCCTTGGAATGGTTGCTCATTGCCCTTTACCTTTGTAAAGTTGGGGTCTACGCCACCTTCCTGCCACCTTCCCATTTCATCTCTGTGGCCTTCTTCAACACGGCGCAATGGGAATGTCTTTCTATGTGTCAATCTGAGCTTCATTCTTGTGTTAGCCACGTGAGCCTCCTGATTAGTTTAGACAACCCTGAACGTGGCATTTCTTATCAACTCTCCAGTCTCATCGAAAGGTTTGTCCTTGCCCTTTAAAGCTACTGTTCTAGGGGCATTATGTTGGTATTGTGATCCTCCCATGATCCAGAAGTCCATGCTGTCCTGATACCTATTTTTTAGGTAGGTTCCAGATAGGTTGTGGACTCCCGCCGGTGAAGACTCTACACCCCTTACGAAGCTGGACATACGCCCCTGCAACGCCCTCTCAAAGCCCGAACGATTGTGCTTAACCGATTGCAAGCTGTCTTTGAAGGCTGGCCTTGGAGGTATGCCGTAGCCCCCCGACGAAGACCTTGTTCCTTCCTCCAGAAGATTTGCAAGGGCTGCGTATGACATTCCCGCTGAGGAGTGTTGCCCCTCAAAATAACCCCATTTAACCTTACGAACTTCAAGACCCCTAAGACGACCTTTGAGAGATTTAACACCTTTCATATCTAAGTGTGAAGGCATCTCCTATCTCCCCTTGGTTGCCTCTGGGCAATAGACTCTTCCATCAAAGAATTTGGTATCTGTAAAGGCGGGATTATCTCTGGTAGCCTTTACATCAGATTGGTAAACACCACCAAATGACGGTGAAGCCAGCCCCTTGCTGTTCTTGATTTCATCCTCTATCTCTTTGATGGCAAGTTTCAGATGCTGTGCGGTTGTATTGGAAACCCCAAAAGCGCCTGCGCGTTCTCGTGAAGGGCTGATAAGAAGATGGTAAAGCTGCTTTTTAAGAAACGTCAGGACTACCTTATTAAGATTCTTTCGAGAAACGGGAGAATCATAATCATCCAAGAAGAACTGGATCTCTTCATCCTCTACTTCTGCAAAGTCTTCCTCTGTATCGTTGAGACGCCACCTTACATAATCAAGAGGCTTCGACAAGTCCGCTGCATAACTGAATGACATGATATCCCCCCTTTTTAATCTTCAAACGCCTTTAAACCGCCTTTGGTAAGAGTGCCATCTTCACGAACCTGATTCCGTTTGATCTCTCGAACCTCTCCGTTATACTCTACTTTAAAAGACTCTTCTGTATCTTCAACGATTCTAACGCCATTTTCTTCTTCAGTTACAGTAACGGATGATTCGACAGTCTCCTTTTCAACAGTACCAGTACCTTCTTCACCCTTTTTATGTTTGAAGAATCCATTACGATACATCTTCTCAATAAAGTGTTTTGACAGGTTTTGCACATAAGGGATGGTATCCCCCGTGCTGTACTTTTTACCTTTGTATGTGACCTTCTTACCAAAGACTAGCTTTTTATCCTTGTCGGGTTTCATCAATCCCATGTTACTATCCTCCAATCAATATTGGGGCCATTAAAGACCCCAAAGTTTTCCTCTTAACCGCCGAGAACGTTCTTAAAGAAGCAACCGAGTACGGGAGCTACAACACGCATGTCATCAGCATATTTCATCTCAAGACGTACAGTGCCATCCAGCAGGGGATGATTCATCTTGATTACAGAACCACCAAGTGTCAGATAGTTGTTCGGGCCTACCCAGTTGAATCGTGCCATTGCAGTTGGGCTGTTCAAACCTGCGGTGTTTTCAACGTATGCGAGGAGCATGGTATTGTCACCAAGCATCGCGCTCTCGCCATCTGCACCTTGTACAACGGTATCAAATACGACGATACTTGAAACACCAAATACTGAAGCTAGGGTCTGCTCATTGGCTACAGCGGGGGAGTCACCGCCACGGAAACGGATACGATCCAGAATCTCGGGATGTCGCAGAAGGGCGTTAAACACCCGACGGCCCATGTAGATAGTGTTCGGCATAAAGCCGCCAGAGGACAACTGTACAGACAGCATGGCGTCCTGAATGGTGCTTACCGGATCACTTGAAGCGTCATCAAACTGGACAAACTCATCGGCTGCTGCACCTGCATCGGTGCCTGTCTTATCAACACCCCAAACACCATCTTTCATAAAGGTGTTGTAGAAGCGGTTCTCACGCTCCAGCAGCATCTGAGTGGTCAGGTAGCTTGTGGTATCACGCTCAATGTTGATGGTGGTGCTTGCAGCGTTGTGCATGGTAATCGGATCAAGGTCAACGTGCAGGCCGTAAAGGCGCGCGTTGTATTGGCCTTCACCATATTCAAACTTACCTGCGCTGGTCTGTGTACCGGACGCATACGGACGTACACGTACTTCACGAAGCGCATCAGAACTAAAGGTACGATAGATGCCGGACTGGTTCTGTACGTTCACAGAAGGAAGCGTATTCGCCGCCTTAAACTGGCTGCTATCGCGCGCCATTGTGAAAGAGAAGTTAGTCAGGTACTGATCGGGACTACGAAGATTCGGGATAACTGCCATTATTCATGCTCCTAAATATTGTTGTTGTGAAACGCTTACGCTGTGCGGCTTGCTTGAAGGATAAGGTTGATCTTGGCTTCTTGACCTGCTGCAACACCCACATCTAGAACCTGTCCAAGAACGATCTGGCCTGAGTTTGCTTTAACTGCCTTGCCCTCAGCATCATTGGTAACGTAATCACCCACTGCCAGATCTGAACCAGCAAATACATATGTAACTGAACCTGTGCGAACGGGCGGTACATAACCTTCTGGGGTGTTATCACGAAGGACGCCAGTAACACCTTCATCAGCGGCGGTGGTCGCAACGCTAAACTGGCCATCACTACCAAGTTTAACAAACAGCCCATAGGCTTCTGCAAGATCGTTGGTAGATGCCCAGTCAGCGGTGCCGTAATCAAAGTATGAGTTAATATCAAACATTAAGTTTTTCCTCTTTTTGTAAATTGTTTAGATGCTGTGGACTTGCTCATAAGCTTTGACAAAAGCGTCTTGCTCATTCATTCCGGCGTCGCCTTCCATCAGTGTCTTCTGAATGGTGCTGACTTTCGACTCATCATCTGTCGGCTGGTCTTCTGTAGCGGACTTACCGATCTCTTCAAAACCGCTTTCCTTGTCCAGAGCACCTTTCAGGTCTTTCAGAAGCTGGTTAACGGTCTCGGCTTCTTCGGATTTCTCAATGAATGCCAATGCTTTTGCAATGGCTTCTTTGTCAGCGCCTTCGCCCAGATAACGTGAGAAGTCCTCTGCCTTGGCAAGCATCTCTTGCCCTTCACGGGCCTCTTCACGAGCCTTGAACACGTCAAGCTCTTTGGATACTTTGTCTACTCGCTCATTGGCAGCCTTCTCAACTGCATCAATACGCTTAGCGACAATGGCTTCGGCAGCCTTCTCAATCTGTTCCTGAAGATCGGTCTGATCTTGTGACATATTTCCTTCCCCTTTATTGGTTTCTTCTTTTTTGCCTTCGGTCTTTACAACACCCTCGCCTTGGCTTTCAACCGAAAGCACAGAGTCCTTGGTTAGATACTTAGCGTCAAACGACTTGAAAGTATCTACAAAATTTCCAACGGCTGCCTTGTCCATGTTATCTCGGACAATATCTCCCAAATCCTCTAGATAATATTCATCGTAAAGGTCTTCGGGGGAGTATCCCATCATACCCAAAATGGTTTCCATATCGTCTACATCAATATT